ATGTCGGATTTTCTTGAATATAAACGCCATGAGTATAAGCCAATTAAATCAACTCCTTTCTTAATCAAAATCAGCCGGGGTAATCTTCCCGACTGACCAATTGGTTTCCAGGCCTCCATAAAAATAAGGCCAATAATCTTCTTCCGTGAGGCTCCATTTGATCGGATATTCGATTTTATACCGATTATCAAACAACTGAGTCCGCATCAAATGGTCGTATGTTCGTTGTAGAACATTGCAGACATCTTGAAATCCTTGATAATTTTGATTGTGATCCCACACTCCGGTCATAATTAGAACCCGGCATAAGTTGGGATCGAGTTCGCTATTTTCCTCACCGTCCAATAAAATAACCCGGATGTGGGGAAATTGCTCGGTATCTTTATCACTCTTTTTTTTAGGCAAATATTGGCCATAAATATTGATGGGGGATTCCTGGCCCAACACATTTTTAAGATAATACCCATCAAAGAGGCATTTTAATTCTGTTATCAAAAAATTTTGCAACATAACCGGTATCATTTGGCTGCCTCCAAAGTCCTTTTTATTTCATGGTCAAGGCGCTGCTGATAAGTTTCATGAGATTTCTTTTCAACCGCTTCCCGGAGTAACTTACTGCCTATTAATACCGGAATCGCTGGACCCATTAACCGTTGAATAGGTAATCGGCTCGGCCCGACCCGCTGAAAGATTTTGACCCCATTGACATCGGCGATAAAAGCATGCAGCAATTCTTTCAAACCGCCCTTTTTCACAGCCACTTTAATTGTTTGGTGGCTCTTAGGATTGGGCTTTTTGGGCGTAAATTTGAAATGGTCCAAAGGGATTTTGCTATCTTTGGAAACTACTAGCGCCCCCAATTTGGATGGTGAAGCTTTGTAAATCTGAATCGTTCCCCGCGCGTCCTTAGCTGTTACATAATAATTAGCGGTTACATTCCGGACGGCTTCAGTCCGAGTTGATTCAGCCGCCCGGTTTAGTGCCCTGGAAATAGCAATTGGAGTCTTTTTGTAATAGGGCCCCAACTTTAATTCCGTTTTTCTGAATTCGGTGGCATCAACGATAACCCGAAACACATCACTCATGATCCATACTTCCCTAATGTGATAATATATTCGCCGGCATCTTCCTGAACATCTGTAATGGTATACGGTTCACTGTCGTAAGTAAGCCCTATATCCGGTACCGGCTTGGTCCCAAAAACGGAGGCTTGGACATGAAAGCATATTGTGCTGGTATAAATACCTTCCGGCTGATTGAGTTTAGCCTGACGCACCTTCAATAGCTCATTATCCGGCACAATCGACATTATTTTGCCGCTGATATTATGCTCTTCTGCAAACTCATCGTTGTTGATCATCGCGGCCAGATCGGATTCAAAATAATCCCTAAGTTTCGGCAATGAAAATCACTTCCCGACGAGTACATCTTCCGGTTTGAATTCAATATTGATTGACTCCGGAGGATCAGACGTCTCGGCGTCCTCTGAATCTCCTTGGTCCTCTTGGTCTTCAGAGTTTTCGGAGCCCTCTTGTTCTTTCGAGTTCTCCTGACCCTTTGCTTCCTGGTCACCCTGATCTCCGGAGTTATCCGGCGTTTTTGCCTTATCTTTATCGGATTTACCAGCTGACTTACCCGCTTTGTTAGCCGACTTATCGGGTTTGCCAGCTGCTTTTTTTCCCTCGCTGTCATTGCCCGAAGATTCTTTTTCATCCGATTGAACTTTTTCGGCAACTTCCAGGGAAATTAATCGGGCCTCTTCTTCTTCAGAGAGGCCCGGAACATTCTTCCCAATGTCATAATATATGCCGCGCGATTTCACTTGCCCTCTTATAACTTTAACCATTAGTTTTCCTCCTTCTTATGCCAATACCTTCGCTGATACCCAGCTATCAACTTCGCGGGGAATCGGCAAAGGCCTGGAGGAAAGGTTTACAATCCGGCGAGTCGGACGCTTTTCCACCCAACTGTCAGGAACACGGGCAGCCTGGACGGTTCGGATAATGTTATTTTCTTCATCGGCAATATCTACCGCTCCATAAGCCATCTCGTAATTAGCTCCGGAGGATAAAAGAACAACCTGGCCGTTCGGAATATACGGCAAAACATTCCCGGTTACATCATCCTTATAGGTCTCGGCGTATTTATATACGTCCACGCCCAAAGTCGGTATACTGCAAACAAATGTAATACCGGGCGCAATGATTCTCGGGGCCATATTAATAATAGATTGGCCTTGGAAGGATTTTAAAATATCTTTGACACTGGCATTATTCAAAAAGGCGTTGATAGCGTCAACCGCACCAACCAAGGTATCACCTTTTTGATAACCGTATTTCAAGATATTGTTATTTTGCCAATTCTCGATATCACCAAGCGGATCACCATCGGCATCGGCCCAGAACTTATCAGTTAAGGTAACAATATTCTTGAAATTAAAATCAACCTGGTATTTAGTATCCTCCGATTTATAAACAATTTTACCGGTAACCATTGCCACGGCACACATCCACTCTTCGCGTCGGATGAGTTCTCCATCCATTTCCTGAAGGGCTTCAGCTACCAAAGCGGCATCACGATCTTGAGAAGTCGCTCCACCATAGGGATTTTCTCCCGGAAGTCTTACGGCCAAATCGGAGCTGGTAAAGACTTTATCCGGAGCCACCAACGGAGTTGGCAATACATTACTGGTATAGCCCGGTAAAGCGGTAGTCTTACCCCCTATAATTTCGTTCACAATAGGAGCCAAGGACGCGCCGCCTCGTTTAAAATCCGCCTGTACAGTCTTAACTGGTGACTGCCGGACATTTCTCATGAAGAAGGTCCTAAAAAACGTAGTCTTGGGCTTCATGATTCGTACAGCTTCAAGCATAGTGCGCGGATCAAACACCACGTCATTCATTTAAATTCATCTCCTTATCTTAAATCTTTTTATTGACAAATAATAGTTTGAATCAGTATCGACCTTAATTTGTATTAGTGAGAGATCGTGTTATCCACTATATCAACCAAATAAATGCCGATATTCCGTAAAGGAACTTCATAATCAGCAAATCCTTTGGCGGCAGGGTAAACGACTTTATCCTTATTGAATTGGCCGTTTACTAAAACCGGGACAAATGAAGTCTCTGCGGCTCCCGTTGTTACCGTTTCAAGTGCAATGCCGTATGCACTGGTAACAGTTCCACCACATTTTGCAATCGCTCCAGCAGTTGCACCTTTGTCAACAATTTCCCCCGGCACTAAACTAGTACTGGCCGGGACTTCTCTCATAACAACCTCACAAGCTTCTGAGCCGGTAAAGAAATTTTGATAAGTCAGATCGGACATTTTACTTTCCTCCTTTGTTTAAAATACTCAATATTCTTTAGCTCCGCCGCATTTTTAGAGGCTTAAGTCTTAACTTCTGAAGTTTTTGGCAATCTTTTGCGCGGCATTATGGATTTCGGCGTTTTCACCGGAAGTATGTTCACCCTCGCCGGCAGCAGATGTTACGGTATTGCTATTGCTGTTAGTAACATCCGCCGCATGATCGGTTAGGTATTGCTGATTCTTTGCCGCATTAGCCTGCATAGCCTGGAATGCCAATTCTTTCGCATCAATTGGCGTTTCAAACTTGGATTTATTAACCAACGTGGGATCAATGTTTTTTGAGATAGCCTCGATATTTTTGATTCGATCCCGTTCCGTCTTGGCCCCTTGATCCTGGGCGGCAGTTTCAATTTGATTAACAAATTCCGGATATGCCTTTTTTAAATCGTCAACCGTTTTAATTTCCATATCGGTACTCCCTTCATTCGAGATTTTATTTGCAACAGGCGGATTGTCCGTCTGGTTTGCACTGTTCTGACCTTCGGCTTTTTGCTTTTCTTCCAACATTTCAAAGAACTTTTTCACTGAGTCATTAGCCGAATTTGTAACATTCAAGACCATCTGCCGATTAAATGAAAAATTCATAACATCAGATGACTTTTCTTCATCTTTAGCATATTTCATACCCGTTGCAAAGCCTTCTTTTATGGCCATACTTGCACCCATATATGTCTCGCCCGCCATTAATTTCGCTAACCTTTCGCGGGGTATACCCGTCGAAAGTGCATAGATATTAATAATAGACTCTTCAATCGTGTCAAGAACGTCGGCGGTCTTTCTAAGATCCGATGCATATCCGGAGGCATCCGCAAGCGGCTTATGTACCATAAATATCGCGCCCGGAGTTAATAGTCTTTCATCACCGGCTAAGTACGGCAACGTTGCCGCGCTCATTATGTGACTATCTCCGACAGA